TTTGTAATGGATACCCCAGGATCACGGAGGTTCTTAGTCAAATGAATAGAGATGCTTATTGTGAACATTGTGGCGCTAAGGTTGTGGAATACAAACACAATTTTAATGCTGGCATGGCTAACAGCTTATGGCAGATTTATTTAGTCAATAAACCTGTAGCCTTGACTGATCTTGAGCTAACCCGTAGTCAATGGACTAACTTTCAAAAGTTACGCTATTGGGGTTTAGTAGAGCAGTGTATTGATGATGTTAGTAAAAGAAGTAATGGATTGTGGCGAATTACGGATTTAGGCAGACAGTTTATTGATGATTCTGATTGCACGATTGCCCACAATGTATGGACTTTTAGAGGTGAAACTATGCGATTTGAAGGTGATTTTGTTTACTTTTCAGACATACATGAAAAGTTTTACAAAGAGCGCCCACAATATGCAGTAGAAGCGAGATCACATCATGAATAACCTTGATTTAGCAATATGGGTGATGACAGCTAGCTCTGTCATAGACACGATCCTAACTATTATGGAGAAATTAGCATGAGTAACTTAGTTGCATATTCAGAGATGGAACAGATGGCAGATGCCATAGCCAAGTCTGGTTTGTTTGGCATGAAGGATAAAAATAGTGTTCTTGCATTGATGGCAGTGGCACAAGCAGAAGGATTGCACCCCGCTACGGCAGCAAGGGATTTTCATATCATCCAAGGCAGACCAGCATTAAAAGCAGATGCGATGTTGGCACGTTTCCAAAATGCAGGTGGCAAAGTTGAATGGAAGGAATACACAGATGAATCAGTTACAGGAGTTTTTTCACATCCCAACGGGGGTAACCTTGCGGTTACATGGACTATCGGACAAGCTACCAAAATCGGTCTTGTTAAGCCTGGATCAGGATGGCAAAAGTTCCCCAGAGCGATGCTTAGAAGCCGTTGTATTTCAGAGGGGATTAGATCAGTTTTCCCTGGATCTGTTACGGGGTTCTACTCTCCAGATGAAGTCGAAAACTTCGAAACCCAGACCACCAAGCCTAGAGAAGTAAAAGAAATGGGATCTGTTATACCTAATATTGTGGATTTATCTGCTATGCCTGATGACATCCCCGATATGGCGTTACCTATGTTCGTTCCAGGGCAAGATGAACCGTATTCTCGTTATGTTTGCCAAGATGATTGGATTGAGGGATTTGCAGAGATCCATGCAAAGATCCATGAATCAGCTAAATACACGGCAGAGGAGAAGTTTGCCAAGATAAAAGCATTTAGAGAAGTCAATGAAGCATATACAAAAACATTTGACGGCAATACTACAGCGAAGTTCTTATCAAAACTCCAAGCAATTAGAAAGGAAATCAACAATGGCTAATGGTCATATCGCCCAAATGGGCAAAGGTGTTTTATTTCAAAACGAAAAGAAACATGAGCGTTCACCTGACTGGAAAGGTACGTTATTGCTTTCCGAGGATTACAAAGCAGGGCAAACTCTTAAAATTGCTGGTTGGACTAAGCAAACCCCAAAAGGTAGCTTAATCTCTCTTTCAGAGGATAACTGGAAACCTGATAATGGCGGAACATATCCTAAAGAGGTTGGTGGTCGTGTTAATGATGGGGAAGTACCATTTTGAAAACACTAATTGCAATTACTCTAATTATGGTATTTTCCATATCTTACGCAGCTACTAAATGTGAGCGTGATTACACAGGTGGTATTTGTTGTTGGGATACCAATACTGAAGGACCTTTTAAACCAATTAACTGTTAATGATTTATATAAACCTACCTTACCCGCCATCAATCAATAACTACTGGATTGCACGTGGGCATCGTAGGTTTGTTAGTCAAAGAGGTAGAGATTTTAAAGCGTTTGTTGCAGATTATGTAGTGGAATGGCGTGTTCCTAAGTTTGGGGATGCTCCTATGTGGGTTGAAATTGTTTTACATCCAAGATCTAAAAAATTGATGGATATTGATAATTGCATCAAACCCATACTAGACGCATTACAAGATGCTGAAGTATTTGATGATGATTGCCAGGTTCAAAGAGTATCCATTAGTAGGGGTTTGCCAAAAAAAGGCGGTGGATGCGTAGTGATGCTTGACAAAATAGATCAATCACCAGCTCAAGGGGAATCTGCCGTTAATTAGGTAGGTAGTTAGGGGTTGCGCCAGCCAACTACTTGGGCAAGCTGGCACTTATTTAAGGGGATAACATGAGTAAATTCAATTATGGTTTAGGAAAGACCTATAACAGCGCTTCTGAGGCGTTTAGAGATGCTGACTATGCAACTGCCATACATAAACCTGAAACAACGGATTACAGTGGTTTTGGTGCGCTTATGGGCGCTTTAGCATTTGTTGCTATTTTTGCTTATTGCTTTTGGCTAACTATTGGGCGCTATTGATGGAATATTGCACTAAAGAGCAACTTATTGCGTTTGAAAAGAAGGTTGCTCATCATTGGGAAGAAGGCGATTTGCCTTACCTCATTCATTTATCTGGTGGCAATGAGGACTTTTTAATTGATTTATTTAAGGATTTAAAAGATGGAGATTATATTTTCAGCACTCATCGCAATCATCATCACGCTCTATTATCTGGAATACCCCAGTCTGAGCTTATGGAACGCATTTTGGGTGGCAATTCTATGTTTGTTTTTGACAGGAATCGTCATTTTTTTACTTCGAGCATTTTGGCTGGTACTTGCGCTATTGCAGCAGGGGTAGCTTACTCATTAAAAGAGTCTGGTAGCGATAATTGGGTTTATTGTTTTTTAGGGGATGGCGCTGAAGAACAAGGACACTTTTACGAGGCGGTCATGTTTGTAGAAGGTCAAGATTTACCCTGTATGTTTGTGATTGAAGATAACAATAGATCAGTAGATACCACCATTGAAGAACGAAATCCCTCTAAATTTAGGTTTGAGATGCCATCTTGCGTTATTCGTAATGAGTACACACCTACTTACCCTCATGCTGGTAACGGCACTAAAAAGCATATTGTCTTTAAGGATGTTAAATGAACAATGAACCAGTAGCATGGACAGATGGCAAAGGAAATTACTTTGATAAAAATAGCTTTTTCCCAGTACATGACCTTATTCCACTCTATACCCATCCAGTAAAAGACCGAGAAAAGGATAGACTGAGGTTTTCTGATGAGGCTTTTAATCGTTGGTTAGACGAAAGCATTAGCGATTCAGGGCATACAGTTTATGACTTGGTTGAGAATGTTTGCGAGGCTTGGCACGGTTGGGAAAATAGCCAGTATTACACCCATCCAGTAAAAGAACTAACAGATGAGGAAATATTGATTCTTTGGACTTCAAGTAATTTTGTGCGTTATACAGAAAATGGGCATATAGACGAAATATTTTTTAATAAGTTTGCTAGAGCAATACTAAGAAAGGCACAAGAGAAATGAATAATGAACCTTATGGCTGGCATTGCTTTATTGGTAAAGGCAAAGAAGAACAAGACTTTTTATTCATCAACGGTAAGGGTGCATCAAAACCTGATGCAAGTTGGGATAAGGTTATTCCACTCTATACCCATCCAGTAAAAGAACTAACAGATGAGGAATGGAATAAAGCGTTTGATTTCTATTGTGAAACCGATGAAGGTGTCTTGAGGTTTGACCTTGAATTGCGTGATGAATGGAAAAAGGAACAGTTAATTCGCTGGAAGGAAGCACTAAGAAAGGCACAAGAGAAATGAGCTACAAAGATGCCTTAACTGATGCAAATACTAAATTAGCAGGTTATTCCAATGTACGGTTTGTAGGATATGGTCTTAAAAAGGGTCGTGCTTTAGGAACGCTCAAAAATGTCAAAGATGAACAAATATTAGAAATGCCTGTTGCAGAAAATTTGATGATGGGTGTTGCTATTGGAATGGCATTAACAGGGCTAAAACCTGTTGTTTTTGTTGAAAGAATGGATTTTTTGATGAACGCAATGGATGCTTTAGTTAATCATTTAGACAAAATCAACGATATTAGCAATGGCGAATTTAATCCTAAAGTCATTATTCGCTGTATTGTAGGTAATGTAACAAAACCGCTATATACAGGCGCTACACATACTCAAGACTACACTAGCGCATTGCGTGAAATGACCGATATACCCGTTTACAGCGTGTTAAATAAAGATTTTGCTAAAACAGCGTATGAGCTGGCAATGACAAGAAACAAATCTTGCATCATTGTTGAATACAAGGATTTGATGTGAAAAGTAACAAATACAGCAATTTCAAAATATTTCACTTTCCAGAAAAGCTAAAATCTTTTGGGGCGGGGGAGGTTTTAGCACCGCTATATGTACGTATCAAGCCAATCAACATTTGTAATCACGGATGTTTTTTTTGCGTATATAGCACTGGTTTTAGGGTAAAAGACGGTGGGGATGAGGAACATATCATTAGTGGGATGCACGAAGATATGAAAGAAGATGATGTCATTCCTACTGAGAAGATGCTTGAAATACTCTATGACTTACATCGTATAGGTACCAAAGCAGTTACTTATTCAGGTGGTGGTGAACCATTGATGCACCCAGACATTGTACCAATCATGCGGGAAACATTAGAGCTAGGATTGGATCTATCCATCATCACTAATGGTCAAAATTTAGCCAAAGAACGTGCCGAGGTGCTTTCAAAAGCCAAGTGGGTAAGGGTGAGTATGGACTACACCGATGGCGCTGAAATGAAGCGTTTTAGGAACGTGCCTGAAAAGAGCTTTGATTCCATTATTAACAATTTATCTAATTTTGCTAAATTAAAAGAATCAAATTGTGATTTAGGAGTTAATTATATTGTGCATCGCAACAATTACAAAAATCTTGGGGGACTAACTCAATTATTAAAAGACTGTGGTGTTGAAAATGTGCGTTTTAGTCCAATGTACGTGCCAGACTTTTACGATTACCACAAGGAAATTGCAGATGAAGTCAATGAGCAACTTGCAAAAATTCAAACGATTACTTCTGAGAGCTTTACTGTTAATAGCACTTACAACATTACTCCTGGGAGCAGTCACTCTCATACTCGAAGCTATAAGAGATGTTTCATTATGCAAACCGTACCCGTCATCGGTGCGGACCTCAATGTATATGCCTGTCACAACAAAGCATACGATAGCACGGGTTGTATAGGCTCTCTTGATGGCAAGAGTTTTTCAGACCTGTGGTTTAGCAAAGAAACTAAAAAATATTTTGAAAAGTTTAATGCTAAAACCA